GCCAGATTGGGACTATGTCCCGGTCCTACTGTTTTCTTTAAACCACCAAATTGTTATGCCCTAGTGGTTGCGTAGCGTTGTTGTGTGTTGTGCGGATTACCTTGTCAAGTTGAATTGCGTGTTGTTCGTCGTTTGTTTGAGGGGTCCTGTACGTGAATTGCCGATGTCATTGGTGGAATACGAATAATTGATGAGTTAAATGAGTTAATAATAATAATAAGAATAATGTTGATTAAATAAGTGAGTAAATGTATGGTTAAATAGTGGCTCTAACGGGAATAGCCTGCCCGGGGGAAATAATACTAAACTTAATGATAATAATAATAATAATAATAAGTTGATTAATTGTCAATAAAATAAGGAGTAGTTTTAGTGTTATGATCAATATATAAATTGCGATTATATGGCATAGATAATAATTGTTTTGTTGATAAATTAGGATATAGTTTATATAATTTAATGATTTTGCTCATGAGTTGGTGTTCTATTTCGTCTAGATCCATTATGTCCTCGTCTGCCGTTATCATGGACAATGTAATTTCTAGATATTCTTCGTTGAGAGCTAAATCCTTACGTGATAATTTAATAAAATAAATGAATGCGCGTTCTAAATATTCGTATTCAAGCTTTCTGTGTTTGTTTATGAGTTCTTTTGCGTTGGGTACCATGTTTAGTTCGATAATTTTGAAGTAAATGTGTTTAAATAATAACCCTAATGGCGTTGTTTTGTTCATCATCCACATGCCGTGTGCATTTTCAAGTACGTAAATCCAATAATTCCTGGTTGTTACAAATGTCATTCCAAATTTCTCGACTGTCTTTCTGATGTGTTTCATAGTGGTATATCTTCCTTCTGCTGTTAATACCAACTTAGTTTGACAAAATTCCACAGTATGTATGTTTTCAGTTGATTCCTTCATTTTGGTTTCCATGTTCATTGTGCTAAGTATTGCTTCTGCCATCTTAATATTAACTGGTTTATTAGTAAATAAGATGAAGTCATCACCATTTACTATGTATTCACCGTTAATACCTAATCGATACATAAGCTCTGATAGAATTGCAATGTTTATGATGGAGTTACCGAATGAAGTGTCAACATCTCCAGACATTCTTGATCCTTTAACTGTGTATTTGTCGCCGTGCCGAGATCTGCACTTGTTGATTATTGTTCTTTTGCTGAGACGTTTTAATTCAGCATTGTTGTTGTAGCATGCTGCGTAGTACTTGTGTGTTAGTTCGAGAAGTTCCTTTGTGATGTGCGCGTCGAATGTTGTGTGGTCGCCTTCTGTTTTGTATTGCCATTTGAGTGATAATTTTGAAATTCTGTTTGCGATTTCATCAGGTGAGCCTTTGCCGAAATGGTCCCTGAATCTGCCGTGTTTCGTTACTTTCTTTTCGAGAGGTTTAATGAATTTGCCGTAGTGAATGTTAAAAATTGGTTTTCTTGCCTGAATCATGCGTGGTGCTTTATATTTTGAAAAATTTTTCTTTTCTGGTTTTGTAAATGGTTGAACTAAACTCGATATTCTTCCGTCGCTTAAAAACTGGTCATAATCATCCTGATAGAGTCTTCGCTTACTTGCTGGCCAGATGCTTGCAATATACTCCTCACATGTCCATTGTTCCATATCCACAACATACCTTCGTAAATGCCTGAACAACCCTTTGATGCAAGTTGGATCATATCCTGAGACAAGTTCCGGGTTATGTCTGTTGTAGAAGGCAGCTGCGGCGCTTTCTGAACCAATAGGTTCGTAATACCAACCGTCAGGTTTTGCGATGCTCGGGAAATAATCCATTTGCCGCCCATAACGATAATTACCGACCCTGTAAACATCATTCCGTATTTCCAGAAATTGGGTCGTGTAGGTACGAGGTAATCCGCATTCTCGTTTCCCGAACAGCCCAATTTTGAGTATGTTGGTCTCCACAAGTTCCACCATGGGTGTGAAACTTTCCTTCCTTCAATCATTTCTGAGATGTAATTGGCGCTGGCTATCGTTCTGTCGTCCTTCATTAAAAGTGGCATCGTTGTCAATCGTTGTTGAATGTGTTTAGGCAGTACTTCATCCATTAGCTCACACTTGTGTAATGGGTTCTTGATGTTGATTGATTCGAAATACGCTTCTGTTAATCGTGTTACGTAATCGATGTATTTGTTGTCAATCTTCTTGTTCATTGTGTAAAACTTCAAGTGAGCTAATAATCCTTCACTGTAGTCGACCTTAATTTTGTCGAGTTCTACTGCCTTGGCGTGTTGTTCGAGTTCTGCTTCCATCAGTTTGTTTTGCTGTTCAGTGAGTCTTAAGCGAATTTCGTCGATTTTTTCTTTGTGTCTTATTTGTTCTGGATCTTTTTCCATGGCTGTCCTAACCCAATCCCCAATGCGTTGGAACCATGATGCGTTGCGTGGTGTGTAATATTCTGAGTAAATGCTCATTTTGTTGCGTGTTGTTGAAATGAAATTTAAATAAACTGAGCTTGTATTAATAATGTTGAATAATAGCAATTATACGACTTAGGCCCTATTGGTCACCTAGAAGACACAAATCCGATTTTATCTATAGAATGGGTTCG